AGCAGGAAATCGTGGAAGCTGCTGCAGAAAAAATGCCAGTCGGCACCGAAGACGACTCAGAGAAATCTGTGGCGAAAGCGGGCGACGCAACTGGTAAAGCACCACTGCCTTCAACTGGCACTGCATCTCACAATACTAAGCAAGAGCCAATGCCACGCACCAAGGCAGGTATGGTAAATGCTATGTATGGTAAGATGAATGCTATGAAGAAGGTTGAACTTCAAGCAGCGTATAACAAAATGATGGGCGAAGAAGTTGAGATGGAAGACGAAGACGTCGTAACAGAAACCCGTGCGGTTGAAGTTAAGGTTGACTTCTCTGAAGATCTGAATGCTTTGATTGAGTCTGAAGCAACTCTTTCTGAAGAGTTCAAGGACAAGACTGCTGTAATCTTTGAAGCAGCTCTTAAGAGCAAACTCTCTACTGAAATTGATCGATTGGAAGAACAGTATCGTACCGAACTCGATGAGGAAATTGTCCGCACTCGAGATGACATGGTCGAGAAAGTTGATTCCTACCTTAACTACGTGGTTGAGAACTGGATGGAAGAAAACAAACTTGCTGTACGGCAAGGTTTGCGTACTGAAATTGCAGAAGATTTCATGAACGGTCTTAAGACTCTGTTCACTGAATCTTATGTAGACGTACCTGAGTCCAAGGTCGACCTCGTTGACGAATTAGCGCAGCAAGTAGCAGAACTCGAAGAGTCTCTGAACAAGACTACTGAAAGTGCTATTCAAATGTCTGAGGCAATTGAGGGTTATCAGCGCGAAGCGATTATTCGTGAGCATGCTGAAGGTCTTGCTGCTACTCAGATTGATAAATTACGCTCTCTTGTAGAAGACGTGGACTTTGACGACGAAGAATCTTTCTCTAAGAAAGTTAAGACCGTCAAAGAGTCATACTTCAACAGCAAGAAAGTATCTGCTGATGAGTCTATCGTAGAAGAAACTGAAGGCGAGGCAGATGATACTGTCGAGACTTCTAGTTCTACTTCTCAGTACCTCTCAGCGCTGAAGCGTTTTAACCAGTAAAAAAATAATAGGAGAAATATCTAATGGATATTAACTATCAATCTTTAGTTGAGAAGTGGAGTCCCATCCTCGACGAAAATAGTGCGGGTGACATCAAAGATGCATACCGTCGTAAAGTAACTGCTGCTGTTCTTGAGAACCAAGAGCGTGCATTGCGTGAAGAGCGTTCTCAAGAGAGCGGTTTCCTCACAGAAGCAGCACCTGCTAACAACACTGCTAACGTAGGCACTTGGGATCCTGTCCTGATCGCTCTCGTTCGTCGTGCTATGCCTAACCTCATCGCTTATGATGTGTGTGGCGTACAACCTATGTCTGGTCCTACTGGTCTCATCTTCGCGATGCGTTCACAGTACAAGACTACCAAAGCTGGCGTTTCTGCGGGCGACGAAGCATTGTTCAACGAAGCAGCGGTCGGTTTCTCTGGCGACTCTTCTACTACTGGCAACGGCACTGGTCCTTCAGGTCTTTCTGGTCTGACTGACTCTAACGGTGACTCTTCACTCAATAACGACCGTACTGGTCCTTATGCTGGTGACGCTTACACTACTGCTGAAGCAGAAGCATTGGGCGACGGCGTTGGTGAGACCTTCGCTGAAATGGGTTTCGCAATCGAGAAGTCAACTGTTACTGCTAAGAGCCGTGCGTTGAAAGCAGAGTACACTCTTGAACTTGCTCAAGACTTGAAAGCAATTCATGGTCTTGACGCTGAGCAAGAGTTGGCGAACATTCTTTCTCAAGAAATCCTTGCAGAAATCAACCGCGAAGTAATTCGCACCATCAACTCTCAGGCGAAAACTGGTTGCTTGCAGTCTAACACTGCTATCAACGGTATCTTCAACCTTGAGACTGATGCTGATGGTCGTTGGTCTGTAGAGAAGTTCAAGGGTCTGATGGTTCAACTCGATCGCGAAGCAAACATCATTGCTAAAGAAACTCGTCGCGGTAAGGGTAACGTAGTAATCTGTTCTTCTGATGTTGCTACTGCTCTGCACGCTGCTGGTATGCTTGACTACAGTCCTGCTCTGTCTGCTAACCTTCAGGTTGACGACACTGGTAACACTTTCGCAGGTGTACTGAACGGTCGTATGCGTGTATACATTGATCCATATGCAGAAGCAGACTATGTTACTGTTGGATTCAAGGGTACTAACCCATATGACGCTGGTGTATTCTACTGCCCATACGTACCTCTTCAGATGGTTCGTGCGGTTGGCGAAGATAACTTCCAGCCACGTATCGGGTTCAAGACTCGTTACGGCATGGCGTCTAACCCATTCGTTGGTGGTCCACACACTAACCAATTGGCGACTGCTAAGACTAACCAATACTACCGCATCTTCCGCGTTGACGGAATCCTTGCATCATAGGTTAGACAATAAAAAGAATCCTTTAAAGGATCGTTTTGGGGGCACCTTCGGGTGCCCTTTTTTTATGCGTATAAATAATGTCATAGCATGGAGTGACCTATGGCAACCCTAACAGAAAACACAAATTTCTTTCAACAAGCAGGATTTAAAGTCAATGTGGATAGGAAAAACTATCCGAACTTTGAGTTCTTTGCTCAGTCAGTTTCGCATCCATCAGTCTCCCTGCCGGCAGCAGAGAACGCAACAACCTCGCGTATACAGTCAGTTCCGCAGCCAGGCGATAGCTTGACTTTTGACGAACTTTCAGTTATAATACTACTAGACGAAGATTTTAATTCGTATGTAGAAATTTTCAACTGGATGGTAAGAATGGTAAATACAAAGCAGACTAGCGCATACGATGCTAGAATAACAGAAAACGGTGTACCCACTTTCTGCGACATAACAGTGTCCGCGCTCAGCAGTCATAACAATACGTCTAAGAAGTTCGTTTATCGTGATGCCTTTCCCATATCATTAGGCAACGTAGACTTTGAGGCAAACTCCACAGAATTCCTTACAGTACCAGTTGGATTTAGATACACATATTTTGACATCTCTTAATATCATTGGAGTATATTATGAATCTCGAGGACATTCTGAATGAATGGGAACAAGATTGTAAGATTGGTAATGATCTAGCAGAAGCATCTAAACAAACACCATCCCACCACGCCAAGTATCTGCAGTTGCTTTCTATAGCAAAGTTGCGCCTGAAGAAACTTGAGTCAGAGCAAAAGATACTGCTAAAAGAAAAGTGGTTGTGGTATAATGGTAAGATGTGCGAGGATGAACTCAAAGAAAAAGGTTGGGACCCTGACCCTTTTAATGGACTGAAGATCATGAAAGGTGATATGGATTATTATTATGACTCTGACCCAGAGATACAGAAGTCCGAAGAAAAAATTCAGTACTTTAAGACCATTATAGATACTTTGAAGGAAATCGTTGACACTTTGCGTTGGCGGCATCAGACTGTCAGCAATATTATAAAGTGGAAACAATTCGAACGTGGCGACTAATTCGTTATGAGCGAAAAGAAAGGTGGACATTTACTGCCATATGGTAGCAGTATATCCGCGCCAAAGATTACAGTGCCCGATATTGGACGTTTTAAGAATGAGTCGGTAACTAGGGCATCCAATTATTTCCAAGAGCGTGTGGAGTCGCTGCAGCGCCAGTACGAGGAAGTGCTGAAACAGGTACAGGAAACTGAACTGGTTTACACGGCAAGATATAACTTCATTCCTGTAGTTGGTAAGACCTATTACCTCTACCACACAGGGGAAGATTATATTCTTAGCATGATTGAAAACTGGAGCAGGTTTGAGATGATCGGCGCATTTATCTTCACTGCTGATAACGTATGGGAAAAGGTTTAGTTGGATACACTAAAAATAAAACTTAAGAATCATTCCATGCTGACCATCGACTGCGAACCATCGGTGCGTCACGAACTCAGTGAATTTTTCTCATTCTATGTTCCTGGTTATAAGTTCATGCCAGCATACAGAAACCGTATCTGGGACGGTAAGATACGTATGTACAATGGTATGAACGGTGAGATAAACGCAGGTCTCTATCATAAGATAAAGTATTTTGCCGCTGATAGAAACTATGGCATCGAGTTAGAGGAAACTGACTACGGCACGCCCTTCGTTAAGAACAAGGTAAATCATCAGCAGGTCGTCAAGTTTATCGACTCATTAAACCTTCCCTTTGAGATGCGCGACTATCAGTATGAAGCATTCTGCCATGGCATCGAGAATAAGCGTGCGGTGCTTGTTTCGCCAACAGGATCCGGTAAGTCCCTAATTATATATGCTATCCTCCGTTGGTATCTCGAGTATTATAATAAAAAATTGTTAATTATTGTTCCGACAACGGGTCTGGTCGAACAGATGTATAATGATTTCAAGGACTATGGTTATGCGAGTGAAGATAACTGCCACATCATTTACTCGGGTAAGGATAAGGTAACGAACAAACCTGTTATCATATCGACTTGGCAGAGCATACACAAACTTAGACCTGAGTGGTTCAAACAGTTTGGTTGTATCATAGGTGACGAGTGTCATGGATTCAAGGCGAAGTCGCTTTCCAGTATCATGAACAAAGCAACTGAAGCAGAGTATCGCTTTGGTACAACCGGAACCCTTGACGGAACGCAAACACACAAGCTTGTGCTTGAGGGGTTATTCGGACCTGTAAAGAAAGTTATCACAACGAAGCAGTTACAGGAAAAGGATGCATTAGCAGACCTGCAGATTGATTTGCTTGTACTAAAATACTCTGCCGGAGAATGTAGGGATAACGCCAAACGAAAGTATCAGGATGAGATAGACTTTATCGTGCGGCATGAAGAACGCAATAAGTTTATACGCAACCTCGCGCTCACGCGCACGGGTAACACGCTGGTGCTATTTCAGTTCGTCGAGAAGCACGGCGAAAAGTTATTTACTATGATACGCGAAAAGGGTGAGAACGTCTACTATGTGCACGGTGGCACTGATACTTCCGATCGCGAGTCTATACGCGGCATCGTAGAAAGCAAAAAGAATGCTATCATCGTAGCGTCCTACGGTACATTTTCAACAGGCATAAATATAAGAAACCTGCACAATATTATATTCGCTTCACCGTACAAGAGTCAGATAAAAGTGCTGCAGTCTATCGGACGGGGGTTGAGAAAAAGTGATGATGGCAGGACAACGGTGCTTTATGATATTATTGACGACTTGCACTGGAAGGGAACTAAGAACTTTGCGCTGAAGCATTCAGAAGAACGTGCAAAAATATATGCGAACGAGCAGTTTAAATTCGACTTACACGAGGTGGAGTTATGAGCGAAGGGTCGGCGGGACCATTTTTTCAGCAAATGAAACTTACCAACGGCGAAGAAATAATTGCTGAGGTTGAAGTCTGGGATGAGCATGACGTGATTGTGAAGAACGTTCTTAAGATCACCACCAACATTTTCGAAACCCTGAATGAAGAAAACGGCGATCCATACAACTACTACCACTATGGTCTGAAACCATGGATGGCATATAGCATACATAGTGACGGCAACATATCTATGAGTGAATCTAACATTGTAGGAACCTGTTATCCGTCAGAGATGCTTTTGGGCGAATACGTGGTAGCACTCGCTTCCATTAAAAAATTCAACGAGGAAATGCTTGAGTCTTATAGAGACTACAAAGAGCAGGAAAAATCTGAACCTAAAAAGACAGCGAAAAAGACCAGCAGTAATGTATTCAGGTT